TTTATTTCTTTTTGATAACAATGTGATTCCTGACTATTGTAACTCAATTGAAGTGGTAATGTGGGAAGAAGATTCAGATGGAGACGGAAATCCTGATTGGGTAAGTTATTACAACGAAGAAGAAGGTTTTGAATGGGATGAATTTGTAGAAGAATATCTTTCTGTTAAGTCTGACTCGTAACATAGCTTATAACGTTAAAGCTTGTCGCAGTGCGACTCATTAAAAATAAAAGAACTTATGAAAACAGAAGAGAATAAAACGTCAATCGAAGAAAAAAACGAAGCATTGCTACAAGCGTGTGTTAGCGACAGTGATTTACAAGCAACTTCCGATTTAGTATTATCTTTTTTAAGAGATGGAAAGTGTACCGCAATACCAACAAGGATTTTATTTGGCGTTTTAAAAAGAGTTGAAAACAATAATATTTCATTCACTTTTAAAAATGAATCAAAAAGCAAATGGACTGTTATTCACGCCCTCTACTGTCATTGTCGCTAACGGTTCGTGGCTTTGTCTTGTTGCCGATAAAATAAGACCTAATATTTAAATTTAAGACAGATTATGGAAAATAAAAAAACAACATTAAATGAAGCCGAAAACGGCAATAAGTCAAAACCGCTGTTAGGAGCTGGCTTTTTATCTACTAAAATTTAGAAATGAAGAAAATACATATAAACAACGATGATAATTACGCTACACCCCCAAAATTATACGAGGAACTGAATAAGCGGTTTAATTTTGATTTTGATCCTTGTCCTTACAATGAAAATGAAATTGTAAATGATGGTTTAAAAATCGAATGGGGAAACTCAAATTTTATAAATCCACCTTATAGCCAAAAGCTAAAAGAAGAATTTGTGAAAAAAGGAGTTGAAGAAATGAAAAAAGGAAAAGTTTGTGTTTTCCTGATACCTGTATCTACAAGTACAAAACTATTTCACGAATGGATCAAACCAAATGCAACTGAAATAGAATTTTTAAAAGGTAGAATAAAATTTGGAAAGTTAGACGAAAACGGAAACTTCTATATTCCATTAAATAAAGACGGAAAGGAACAGAGCGGAACGAAAGATAGTATGATTGTCGTTTTTGACGCTCTTGTAAGCTGACGCATAACTCATCCATACAACTAACTAACCTACTCAAACCCCTATAAACAATGGCTTCAAACCTTGACAACGAATATTTCATTACTTATTCAAACTATTTTAAAATAGATAATAAGACGTTTTCATTCAGAAAAAAAGTTTTGTTCGACATCAGCAATTTACCTATAAAACTAGAATTAAAAGACAATAATAATTGTTTAGGCTATTGGATTAATCGAAAGTGGTATAGTTTAAGTAAAATAAAAGATTTGGTAAAAGTTGAGGAAGTTAAAAAAGATGTTAGCATCTTGCAATGGAACGAGCAGATACACTTAGATTATGTGTTTAATTTATAAAATAAAAAACGCTCTTATTAAGAGCGTTTTTTTTATTTTAATAATTCAGCAACATCATCCACTTTTTGTGCCTTATCTGTACCTTTAATGCCTTTCTGATTTTTTATAATCATTGGTAGTATAGTTAGTAGTATCTTGCCTACTACCGTATCGAAAAATCTCTTTTTTGGTTTCATATATTTAATTTTAAATTATTCCCAATATCCTCCAAAACTTACTAAAAATGTTATAACACCTGCTGTTGTAACTACTCCTAAATTTTTTGCAACTAATTGTACAAATTCCCCAGGTTGTACAACTATAGGACTATTTAAATCTAAATCAATAGTTCCGCCAATTGTCCCTGATGGTGCAGCTGCTGAAAAGTTATGAAACCCTACAGGAATCCTTCTTGACGATTTAGATGTAGCTGTTTCTGTTGTGGCTAAAGAAACGTTTGTGTGTCCATAAGCTAAAGAATAAGCGTAAAGCACATTCCCACCAGCAAGCGTTGTTGTTACTGCTGCATTTAAAGTTATTCTTGTAATATACAGTGTTTTTGCTGGAATTAAAGAAGATCCCAAAGGAACTTGAAAATTAGAAACAATACCGTCTGTACCTACTGCTAATGTAGGTAATGCTGAAAATTGACCACCTAATCCAGAGCCTAAAGCTGCGGTTGTGTTTGTCATTGCTACACCTGCACCCGCTGCTAAATTGTTTGAATACAAAGCAGTACTGCCCATTGTTTGCCCTGTTTGCCCTTGACTAGAATGACCACCAGCTCCACATAATATAGAGTTCCATAATTTTGATGTGTTTTGGTCTGCCATTGTAACATTCACAAATGAAATTTTCATCACTTGCGCTGTACTAACTGCGGTACTATTATAATTTCTAAACAAAACAGGTAGCTGCATTGATGAAGTGATTGAGCCTTGTGCTATAGCCATATCTACCTCAGCTACTAAAATATTATCAATCCAAAATAAAGCCTTATTAGAAATTACGTAAATCAAAAATAATCTTGAAGTATTAACCCCTATTAAACTAGCAAAATTTAAACTTGCTGATTGTATTTCTGTACCGTTATTATTTACTACTGCTCTAAATTCCCCAGCAGAATTTAATCTAAAAAAACATCCGTCTGTTGGAGTAGCAACTCCTGTTGCAATACCCGCTCCCCACTCGCAAACATTACCCGCTATTGGCGTTTCTGTAAATTGCAATTGACTTTCATAATAAGTCGTGTAAGATTTATAGCAAGGGAAACTTCTATAAGAAGATAATCTCGCAACCGCTCCAGACGCTAAAGACAAACCTGCATTTAAGTTTACAAAACCCCCTGCAACCGTAGCTGTCATAGTAGCTGTAGGAGTAGTCCATAAAGCAGTGTTTAAAACAGTACCAGGAAATAACTCATTAATTACTGAATGGTCAACACCTACCCTCAACCTGTAATCACTAGATACTTCTAAAGCTTTTAGCGTAGGTGTGCCTGTAATTGTACCCGCATCTACTTCTGATTGCATTCTAACCGACCCTACGTCAGTAAAATGCTCTGAACCGTCTACATCTACTGGATTAGCTTGTTTTACCTTTAATTGTCTCCCGCCTGTTACTTCTAACAACGCCCCCGTAATAGGGTCTTTAATTACTGTACTCATTTTAAAATTGAATTAAATATTTTACGGTATAATTACCACTTGCACTGTTTGTCGAAGTGCCACGAATATCAAAACTAACGTTGTTTACAATATTTTCAATACTAAAACCGACACCGTTTAGACTAAAATCATCTAAACTTGTTTCTGTTGTTTCTTGTGGCAAAAACGAAAAGCTTTTTATATTCGAATTTGCCAAAGAGGTATTGGCTATAGTTAAAATAGCAATATCATTTTCGTTTCCAAAATTTAAAACAGCGTTTCCAATGATTGAATTTAAACTTACCCCAGCAGGTCCTTGTTCTCCATTATCACCTTTTACGCCTTGAATACCTTGCAACCCTTGCTGTCCCGTTAAGCCTTGAATACCTTGATTTCCTGTGTCGCCTTTTAACCCTTGTAGTCCTTGCAAGCCAATATCGCCTTTTTCGCCTTTTTCGCCCTGTACTCCCTGCAACCCTTGCAAGCCCTGTATTCCTTGCGCTCCTTGCGAACCATTTAATCCAATATCACCTTTGTCTCCTTTTAAACCTTGCTCGCCTACGTCTCCTTTCAAACCCTTTTCCCCCGTATCACCTTTATCCCCTTTTTGACCCGCAATCCCTTGTTCTCCTTGAATACCCATTTGAGCCACTTGAATAGTAGTGTTCGAAATAGTTTGACTTGTAACTATAGTAATATCAGTCAAATTTTGCTCAAATTGAATAATATTTTCTTCTAGTGTTTGCTCTATAATTATACTCATACGGTTATGTCTTGAACTATTTTTAAATTAGCACGTAGATAAGTAGTTACAGTTCCGTTTGCGAGAGTAACTTGCATATCTGAAATATAATTGTTTGCTGGATAGGCTAATAATCTACTTTTCATTATAATTTCAGTAGAACTAATTTTTTCAAAAGTCCCGTCCTCGGTAGACCAAGAAAAAACAGAGCCTGTGCCTGCTCTTAATTTAAATTGCATTTCTATTTTAGAAGTAGTAATTGTGAAAGGAAACGTAATTTTGATACTATTAAACGTGTCGTTTTTAATAAACTCAAAATCGTTAACCCCTTTTTGTATATTCCAAGTTGGTATCATATTTAATTTTTAATTTCAAAGTGCATCCAATCATAATTCTTTTCACGTCCTAAAGAAATAAAACCGTGTTTGTAAAAAATATCAATCATTGGCTTATATTCGGGACGTGCAAAACGTGCTGTTTTACTTGTTTCTTTTAATTTATTTCTTTCGGGGTCTAAATCAATAGCAATTCCCCAAGAGTGACGGCTAGGTGCATTTCCTCCACGCATAGGTCTAAAATTAAAACAACCCCCAAATAAATCAATTCCCAACTCAACTATTTTTTCATATCCGTAATGCGCTAAAATATCAGCAAAAACACTTGATAATTTATTATGTATTAATTTGTGGCATTGTATTTTGTTTACTTTAACTTTAGTATCCCAAGATAATCGCATTGGGTAAGGTAAATTTAAAGTAGTTAGATAATTCGGGTTTTTGCTAGGGATACCGTATTTTGATGTGGCTTGTTCGGTTGTTATCATAATTTTATTTATTTTAAAAAGTCATCGTTTTTTAATTTTTCGTAAAAGTTTTTAGTTTTTAAATTCTCTATTTCTTGCAATGCTCTTTTTTCCTCTATCAAAGCTTTTGCGTTTTCTCTTAACCCTTTTAAATAATATACATAGCATCTTATTACAGCGTAAACTAAACCTGCTAAAGCAAAAAGAGTTTTAATAATATTGTCTAGTGTAGAAAAAACATATCCTGAACTTAAATGAGGTAAAATGTCAATTAAAGTAAAACTCCAAAATAAAGAAACTAGATAATCTAAGCCGTTAAAAAAGTTGCGTATTTGAAGCATAATCTATAAATAAAATAAGCTATGAATATTTTTAAAGCAATAAAATATTGCATATCCATTATACCTAAGTGAATTAAATCTAAAATAGTTAAAATAAAAAGAAAAAAACATATTTTTCTAGTGGTTCTGTCAATTTTGATAAAGGTAACAAAATAAAATAAAATAGAGAATATAATTATGTTTATATAATCTTCTATAACATTACATAAGTAGCTTTTTTTGTTGCTAAAAAAGCTTACATATACTTTTACATCACTATTGTAAAAAAGTGCCTTAATCTCAGAAAAAGGCACTAATAATAACAATAGATAATGTTTACTTTTCATCTTTAATAACAGGTGGTTTTGAACCTCCTATAAACTTGTTTGTTTCATTCCCTTGAAAAAAATTCTTTGTCAAGTAAGCAATTGCAGTCACTAACAAAACTTTAATTTCGGGACTAACATTTAAAGCAGGGATAAACGTTTCTTGCAGCCAATTAAAAACTGTTGCTAAAATTGCTATTAATAACCCTTTACCCAAATCTAGCCAATTAAGGCTTAAAAATTTACTTTGTTTCATTGTTTTTATATTTAATTATTAAAATACTATTGCTAAAAGTCCTATAACTGTACGATATAAAGATCCAACTCCTAAGCCTCCTGCGATTGCTGCGGTGTTATCCGCAAAAACAGGTAGTGTTGAGATTGCTCCTAATTGCCCAGTAGGACTTGCATTCACAAGGCGTGTACCTGTACCTATTAGCGCGTCTGATTGATAACTACCATTTATTTGAAAATCCCCATTGTTGAATATAGATATTATCTTACCTAAATTAGTATTGAAATTAAACATTTCTGTCGACGGCGTGGATGTCCACAGCCCGAAAAAAGATAAAGGGCTAGCTTCCGAAGTGGTCATGTAGTTGGCAAGTAAAGGCGTGCCACTTGAATATCTAAAACCTATTTTTTGACCCTCATAAGCTTTAACATCTCCGTTAGTTACAACTAAACCGTCACTTATTTCATTATTGACAACACTACTCGGAGTACCCGCCCAAAAATTATTATTAAAAAATTTAACCTCACTTTCTACGCCAGTATTATTCGTTCCGTTCCATTTTAAATAAAATGCAGGATTTGCTAAAAAAGCAACATTTGTAAATGAAGATTCTGTAGAATTTTGAAAATAAATATTGTTAGTAGCTCCAATTTCTGAATTTAAAAACCTTACTCCTTTACTATCTTTTATCAAAATGTCCCCCGCATAAAATGCACAAGAATTAAATGTATAGCCTAGAGTTAAGCCGTCTGAAAAAACATTATAAGTATTAGCGTGGTTAATTTCCCCTCCCGAAATAGAGGTGTGACCATCGTTCAAACTACCTTCTAATTTTACGTTAACATCGTTATATGTAGAGATTAAGCCTGTGATTAAATTGTTACCTCCTTTTAAAATTATACCTGTTCCGTTTTTATGTGCTTTTATATTAGATAGATTATTATATTCCGCCCTGTCATCAAACCAAAAACCTATCCTACACTGATAGGCGTAACTATTAGATATTTGAGCAGACGAAAAACTTGTAGATCCATTTGTCCTAGAGTAAAATCCCGCACCGCCAAGATCGTAAAATGCACAGTTAGAAATTAATATCCTCTCAAAAGAACTAGTTAATGATGCCGAGCCTATTAAAGATATTCCGTGTTGATTTGGGTTAGATATGGGGTTGCTTCCTAGTATAGATAGACTCTGTATAGTTATATTGTTGCCATTTATAATAAAAGCAGGTTCGTTTGCAGAGATAAATATATTAGTAACCTCTCCTGTCGATGCACCTATTATAGTACATCCTGCGGGTAATGTAACGCTTCCTGATATAAAGTATCTTTTATTACCAAAAAAAACAGTTTCACCGCTATTTAAAGCGTTCTGTATCGCTGTTTTATCGTCGGTTATCCCATCACCGACCGCCCCGAATAGCTCAGGAGTTACAAAAGTCACGGCTTTATTTACAGCATCGACTGTTGGAAATTTAGCGCCTGTACCGTCAACTACTAAGCTATTTTGCTTGTTTGCGGTGTTTTCTTTTGATGAAAGGTCAATATTAGCCAAAGCATTAAATACAGCGTTTTCACTCGGTGCAGTATCCGTAAATCCCTCACGTATAAATTGCGTAATTCCTGCTAATTCAACATCAATAGGTATTTCAACACCTACAAACCAAAAAGAACCATTACTAACAATAGCGTTTAATTCCTCAGTTAAAACAAGTGTATCACCACCATTTACATTAAAGTAAGTCCCTTTTCCAACTAAAATAAATTCTTGTTGCGTAGTAGTAGGCAATGTTTGTCCATCTGTGACGGAAATAGCACGAAAACCAACGCCACCCGTTACTTCTATAACACTAGCTATTAAATCGGTTAATTGCTGAACTGTGCCACGTTTTAAATCCGTTCCAATTTCGTGAGGTATATTGTCTGTTAAATTAAAAGGCTCGCTTGGCAATTCGCCAACTCTTATTGTGTTTGTGTTATTCGGATCTATCATAGTTTCATTATTGTTAAAGTTACGATGTATGGATGATAATTTTTATTTACTCCGCTAGTACCTGCATTGTCTGTGAATGGAGTACCTAAAGAGTTAGACTCTATCTCTTTACCTATATACCTAACATTCGACGTTCCACTTCCTGAGCTTCCTGACTCATCTCCTATCCTGTGATTATGTTCAACTAACGTAGCGTCTTTAAAACCTCCGAAAACACCAGCGAAATTGAAAGTAGTTCCATAAGCTAACGAACTCCTACCGTCTCTATTTTTAGTCCCGTTATTTCCGTTGCAAATTGCGAACCCTAAACATAGATTTTTCCCTAAACCCGTTTCGTCAAAATTATCGATAATATATTGCGTAGTTACGTCAAGCTCTACGATTTCATACTGCAATTTACCCACTAAGGGTCTAATTAATTGCACTAGTTGTTGAATAGTGCCTTTGTATAATTCGCCTGTTAACTCGTGAGGAATTACACTGTCAGTCGTTAAAGGCAAAGGAGGTAGTTCTCCAACGCTTTTTGTTGTTATTAAATTTGGATCTATCATATTTGACTAATTCTAATTAATTCGTTTTCATTTCCACTATTTACAATTACATTTGGATTACCATTGTTTAATAAAACAGTTCCTAAACTTTGAGTTAATGGCTTACCGTATCCAACTGCTGAACCACTAAAAGAGATTAATTCGCCTGTTACATTTGCATCTGACAAATCAGAAATATAACATTTACCATAATCTACTATTGGATAGATAGAGCCTTGAAATTTCCATTCTAAAAGAGTTTTGTTTCTTTTTAATTGCCTTAGTTTATCTAAACTAGCAATATTAAAATTTCCTCCAGCCATCGTTGTAATTATCTGCAAACCCGCAAAGCTAATATTATAACTTTGGTTTATAGGTCTGCTAGTATTCCACCCTTGATTATCTCTAGTTGTAGTGTCTAAAAACTCGCTAGTTTCATCAATTGAATTTTCAGTCAAGCAACCAACAGGTAACCAATCGCCATTGATTTTAAAATACAAAATTCTATCTTCTCCTTTTATGTAATTCATATCACAAATATATAAAAAATTATCCTTGTATTGTAGGTTTTACAGTTTCGCCATAGTCAAATGTAAATTTATAATTTATATCGCTTATTTCGTCCGCAATTAGTTCCAATAAATCAAAAGTTACTTTGTTTGATTTCGTATCGTAAACATACTTAATTGACATGAATTTACCTTGCAAATTGTTTATACTAATTATTGATAAATAAGGAATGTAACCGTAAAGAGAACCGCTAAATAATTTCAAAGGTTTTTGTCCTAATCGTAATTCTGTTTCTGCTGAAATTCGTAATAATGGGAATAATTCAAACGCTCCTTTTCTGCTCCATAATGAAGTAGTTGTAATTTGGTCGTTTTGAAATATACTTCCACTATAAAAACTATCTGTTTCGTCTCCAATAATTACATTGTCATTTTCTTTTATAATTGAACTTACACGTGCTTCTCTTTGCACTGTGTGAAATTCCCCAACTTTACCATTCAATTCTGCACTATTAGTAGTTATATCGACTGACCGAATAATTGCATTTGGTTTAAATGTGGAAAAAGGAATCAACATAAGAAATACAGGTCTGTATATCTCTATTATTAAATCACCCGAAACAGGTGCGGGCGATGCACTAATATTAAACGTTGCATTTTGCTCTATGTATAAATCACTAGATGGGTCGCCAATTATAGGATTATAAAAGGAATTACTATCAGTTTTCCATAATCCATCATCTTCAAGATAAAAACTTCCAATCCTTATTTTAAATCCAAATAATACACGACCTCCTGTAATGCTTGCATTTACTTTAAAATCAAATTTATCTCCTAAATTAACGTTTATTGCCGTAGATGTAAGTACTAAAAAATTACCGTCAGCTAATGCTTGCGTTCTGATTATTAAACCGCTTGGTATTTGAGGGTCATTAATAATAAAAGGAATTGCTGGTGGGTTTTCAGTCCATAAGTCAAAATTAGTTCCTGTTCGTTCTAGTTTTCCATTTGGCAATAATCCATTTAAGAAGCCATATTTATAGCCTAAACGAAAAGCCGAGATACTACCCTCTATTTTTATTTTTTGGTCTCCTCCTGCAAAATGAGGGTAAAAATTATCGATTTGCGAGCCTATTGTTTTTAAGAGATTATTTGTTTTATTACCTACGTAAGCATTATTCACATCATATCGATTAAATAAAACGTTTGTATTATTGTAGATTTCATCCGCCTTATAAATATACCATTCGCCGTCTTGTTGAGTTATACACGCTCTAAAAATGCCTAAAACACTTTTTAAAACTTCCTCACAACTCATTAAAGTACCATCTCCTGTTCCTTGTGAGTCTTCCTTAAAAAATCTATCTGAAAGTAAATAAATATTATCTAAAACATCATTACCAACAAACCCATTATAGTTTACATTGATAGATGTATTAATAGCCATTGTTATTCCTGTACGTTTTAAACAATTATAAATTACATCTAATACTTTTAGCTTCCCAACGTATCTAAGTCCATTATCTTTAACAAAAGACAGGTTTTCAAGAGTTCCCAAACCGTCAACACAATCTAAAGAAATTATCCATTCATCACGTGTGTAAGATTGAAAAACTCCATCGGGTTTTAAAAATCCACGAAACAAAACTTTATTGTTTCTGTAAAATATTACAGTATAATCCTGTTCATTTTCGGTATATAAATCTTCAAAAGTTAGATTTACATTTGCTTCTAAATCAATAGTTAATCCTGTACCTCGTATTGGGTCAGTATGGTTTTTAACGCTTCCTTTATCTAAAGTAGCACTTCCGTTAATTTCTAAAGGTTCGCCAACATATCTTTTTTTAAATATTTGGCAAAGAAACGAATCATTTACGCTATTTGTGTATTGAAAAAAGTATCTTAAATTTAAGTTTGTAGCGGGGTCTATGTCTTCGGTTGTTATTACAATATCACTATTTACATTTGTAATCGCAAACGTAACATTATCAAGATTCACGATCACTTCAATAGTATTATTTATTCTTTGATAAACTACATTATCATTATAATAATAAGTATTAAAGTAAGCTATCGTTTTTTGAATAGTAGCGTCTAAAGTTAATTGACGTTCAATTTGTGACGGTGGCAAATCGGGAGTTCCGTTTGTAATATATTCTACCGCAATAGCAGCCTCGCCACTATTGTAATAAATAGGTAAACTGTTAAAATTAATTATTATATTAATTCCCTCAAATAAATTAGGGTTGTCTGTAAATGATATTATAACTTTTTTTGCCATAGTTCAAAGATACAAAAAAACCTAAACAAATTAATGTTTAGGTTTTTAATAGTTGTGTTGTATATTTAGTAAGGCATCTTATATCGATTATCCCAATCCTAACGAACCGCCTAAACGTCTATTTTTATCCAAAGTATTGCTTAACACGCCTATTAATGATTGACCACTTATCTCAAAAACTACCGTACCACCGCTAAAACCGCCACCGCTTGATGATGTAGAGCTTGTAGGACTTGATACGCTATTGCCACCCGATACTGAGCGACTACCGCCGCCACCTCTTGCAGCGTTTCCTATTGCTCCACCTGCTGCTTTTAATGCTACGCCCACCGCTATAGCTGCTACACCCGCTGCAATAGAAACGGGACCCCCCGATAATATAGCTAAATCTAATTTACCTTTTAATACCGCCAAAGTTCCGTATTTAATGAGTAAACCGCCCATATCTGATAAAAAACCACCTAAACTAGACAGCAAAGACTGACCTACTGCCTTTAATACATTCCCGCCATTTGCCAATGCTCCGCCTATTGCATCGCCTAAATTCCCAAATGTATTAGCTATACTATTACCTATTAACTCGTTTGCTTCCGCATCAAACTCAACTAATAATAATTTTAAATAGTTTAATTGATTTTCTGCATCGGTTAATTGCAAAAGAGGTTTTACAGGTATTCTAACAGGCAAAGGCTCACTTTCTATTTTTGCTAATCCTGCTGTTATTAAACTATTGTCAATCGGATCAACTTGTGGAGTATTTCCAACAAATGCCGCTTTTTTTGGCTTCGCTGCTTTTGGTGGTGGACTAGCTCTTAATTTAATACTTGCTTTTGTAGATTTGTCAAGTATATTTTGATACTGTTCTAATACTTTGCTTGTTTTTATCCATTCCTCACGAATTTCTGAAACTCTATTTTTTGCTTTTTCATAAGCAATTAAAGCAGGTTCTACAGTTGCACCGCTTGTACTTGCAGCTGCCTTTAAGTATTCCTTTTCAAGTTTTATTTGTTCTTTTTTTGCCTTAATCAACAAAGCGTTTATCTCATAAATTCTGTACTGAGCATCTCCTGCTTTACCCGCTACTTTTTCGGCTACCGATTTAGCAATTAATGCTTGTGATACATCATCAATAACGCTTTTTAAATTACCGTATAAAACCTGTTCTTGATTTAAATTACCAAAGTATGCAGGGTATTGCTTTTGTAATTCTTGAACCGCTATTAATCGTTCTTTTTTACTTACCGTTTCATCTTGTGCAACTGATACTAAAGCCTTTATTGTTGAAATTTCCTCTTGCGCTGACTTATTGGCTTCTTTTGCAATATTAGCTAAAGCGTTTGCAGTTTCGTTAAATGATCCCGTCATACGTTGGTAAACGTCCTTAACCGTTATACCATTCTGAGCCATATAAGTAAAAGCGGTTGTTACTAATGACACCGCTAGTAAAATCCCTCCCGTGCCCATTATCGAGCCTGCTAATGCTTTTAAAGCACCACCTGTAGAGCCTGTTTGTTGTTTAAGATACGAAAAACTTTCAGCAGTAGCAGTGATGTTATTACCTATACCGATAATACCATAAGGAGCGTCTTGTGCAATCCTTGAAAACTGCATTAATGCGTTACCACCATTCGCTACCTTAGGAGTCATTGCCGTAAAACTTTGCCCCGTCGCTTGTGTAGCTTTGTTTAAAGAAGAAAGTTGCTGTTTAGCTTGGTTAATATCAGCGTTTAATTCTTTAACGTCTAAACCTAGTTTAACACGTTCAACTTTTAACGCCCCTAAACGTTTTATCTTTGCTTCTGCTGCTGCTATTTCTGCATTTAGTTCGGAACTATCCGCACCAATTTCAATTTGTAAGTTTGCCATTTGCAATTTTGTTTAAATATTCTTTTGTAGCCTCAATAAATCTTTGTTTTTGCTCATCGCTTACGCCTATGCTTTTCTTTGCATTTCCACCGCTTAAATCCATAAACTTATCCATTGTTTTTGGTAGCTTTTTATAGTCTTGGTAAGGTGCTATTAATGCGTTATAAGCGACTAATCTAAACTTTTCCCAATCCCTTAACTCCATTCTTTTATACGCAAATAGGCGAATTTGGAACTCTGCAAAAGTCATATCATAAACATCGACTAATCGCTTAATTCCTAATTCGCCTACCGCAAATGAAATAACGTCCCTTTTAAAATCTATTTCGCTGCTTTCGCTTTTTTTTTATCGTTCGTGTCGGTTGGCACATCTTTAAACATTGATTCGTTAAAAGCTACTTTAAAGTCAATCCAAAACTTGCCACCTATACCACCATTATCATCAATAAAATCGTGTAAGTTAGCCATTGTAAAATCAATATCTTGACCACTTCTTTTTAATGCGTATTTATGCGAATAGTACATTAATTTAGGCACTAGTACGACATCATCTTGAGTACCTAGTTCGTCAAGTTTTAAACCCGTACCCTCGATTAATTCACTTAAAAAACCTATACCAAAATGAAAATCCATTCCTAAAATTGTCTTAAATGCGCTCATTATGCTTTTGGATCTATTAATACTACTGCACCGCTACCCTCGATAGATATAGAGAATGTACTCAACTCATCGCCTGCCCCTTGTTCTAATGGTAAATCTGTAATAATACCCGTACCGTAATAGATAGCACCTGTAACACCTGTGTCTAATTTCCAAGTAACAGGAAGTTTTGCAGTCATTCTCGTGAATAAGTAATCGTGTGATGCTTTTGTAGTTTCGCCACCAACGCTAGTAGTGTCGATGTATTCGCCCTCTGCTTCTAATGTATAATTAAACATTCCCGCTGTTTTTTCAACTACTCCAGGAGCGCACTTTGTCATCGATTCAATAACCGATACAGTAGGGTTAAAACTATTTGATGTTAAACAAGCGATCGGACGATAAATAGTATTGTCGTGGATGTATAAAATACCTAATTCCCCTTTAATTTTTGCCATTGTTGTATTGTTTTATATTAGTATTAAATTTAATCTCATCATTGAACGAAAAATAACCTCTGTATCTGTTATCGTTTCTAAATTAGCCTCAAATGTTATGTTTTGTGTCATATTCTCAAATCCTTGAACCGTTATTTTAGGGTTTAATAAATCCAACATAGCCTGTTCTATATCATTAACTAAAACACGTGAACCACTATTACCCGCACTCGATGTTTTTGTAAATATTTCAATTAGTAGCGAAGTTTCCCAACGATACTCGCATTTAGTCGCCTTGTCAACTTCTTTTGTTTGCGAACTTAATAAAATGTACTCAGTTAGTTTACTATTACCCGCTAACCTACTGTCAAAACAAAATATTTGCTTACCGTTCACAACAATACCGTTTACAAGGTCGTGAACCGCTTTACGGATGTATTTATCTGGTGATATATTTATTGCCATAGTTCAAAGATAGTAAAAATTAATACTTAATTTAAAAAATAATCCTTATATTTGTAGTATCGAATGCAAGCGATATAACAATTTAATAAAATTCCCTCTTTTAAGTGCCTTGCATCGCTTTTTTGAGGGTTTTTTGTATTATGGAAATAATAGAAATTTGGAAAGATATTCCTAACTACGAAGGAATTTATCAAGTAAGCAATTTAGGTCGTGTTAAAAGTTTACAAAGATTGGTAAAAGGGAAAATTAACTTAAGAATAAACAAAGAGAAAATTTTAAAACCTACTGTTGATTTTCACGGATATTGCGTTGTTGGTCTATACAACCTAAACTGTAAGAGAATAAAAGTTCATCAGCTAGTGGCTATCGCATTTTTAAATCACAAATTATGTGGTCATAAATTAGTTGTAAACCATATTGACGGAAACAAAATAAACAATAATTTAAAAAACTTAGAAATTGTAACTCAAAGAGAAAACGCAAATTTAAAAAGATTCAAAAGTACTAGCCAATATGTCGGCGTAAATTTGCATAAAAATAGTAGTAAATGGGTTTCTAAAATTTGGTTAAATGGCACTAGAAAACATTTAGGTTATTTTATAAATGAATATGATGCTCATTTAGCATACGAAAAAGCCTTACATAATCTGTAAGGCTTAAATTTTCTTGTTTAATCGTTTTAATATTTTTTCTAAGTTGTTTAAATAGTCACGTTTACCTTTAATGTATGAGGGATATAAAAAAGGTTGTGGATTGATTCCTGCACCGAGTATTTTTGCGAATATTGGATAGGCTGCTTTTTCATCAATTCCTTTCGCTCTACACCAAACTTTAATCGCTTCTAATCCTTGTTTAAATGTACCGCTTTTTTGTCCTTTAAAGCTATTAGCCATATCTTTAAACTCAGCAGGAACAACTACTTTTGTACCCGTTCCAAACTCCATATAAGCACCATACAACTCATTTACCGTAACTTTATAAAGTAAGTCTTTTACTTTTTTTCTCGATATACTTTGCGCTAATTTACCGAAGTTTTTAGGTGCTAATCTTTTAGCATCAAGTTCAATTTGTCTTGCTATATTTTCAGTTTCAAACGCTACTAATTTTTCAGCATTTGCGCCAAACTTACGTATTTCTTTTATTGTTTCGTTTATGCCTTTAACTGATCCCATTAGCACTAATTACAATAAATCTGAATAACTCATCATCGTATCGAATATCATTAACAACATACTTTGCATTTTTATAAACAATACTTAAATTTGAAATATCCATATCAAAATTAATAGATGCACGAATTTTAAAAGTATAGTTATTTTTGATTTGTGAGTTACCTATTGCGTTATCTTTAAATGCGCTGTTTTGCTTTACTTCAGCCCAATACGAACCGATTAAAACATCATTAACGGTATTACCGCCAAAACCATCTGGAACGCTAGTAGTCTTAAATAATTGTATTTTACGTGTGTATTGTCTGCTAATCATTTTCACACTCTTTAAAATTTAATAAAAATGAATTATCAGTATTTAAAAATAATTCTGTGTTAGTCATTTTAGGGCATTTATACGCTTGTATTGTTCTTGTTATTCCAAACCATAAAGCGAATAATATGTACATCGACAATACTATACACCATAAATTATTTTTTATCTTTTCCATTACATAAATCTTTTATAAATATCCAAAACCTCGTGAACTGAAATAGGTAGCAAAGTAGTATTGACTTGTTTCTCTGACTGATAATAAAATATTTGTATCATTTGCAAAGCAGCTTCAATTAAATCATCAGGCACTTCGCCAACCCCATAACCTACATTCAAAACTACTTCTTTATCGTTTGGGAATATCTTAAACAAAGAATAATTAACGTTAAAAGGTGTAGGCGTTGTAACGATTGAATTAATAGGATAATCATATACTTTAACTTGACAAACACCCATATAAGTTTTGTCTTGTTCAAACATTATATGATTAGTTCGCTTTTCGATAAACCGCAAAGAAGCTTTAATCATCGATTCGATTTGCACATCGTCATCATTAAAGTCTAAATCTACCCTAAGATAGTCTTTTGCACGTTGCAATGATATTACATCTAAATAACTCATTTCTTAGCTTTTTCTTTTTTTACTTTTTCTTCTATTTTAGCAACTCCAACTCTAACTAAATATCTAGCCATCGCATCGTTTACTTCCCAATCATCACCCTCTAAGAAATGCAAATGATTTTTTAAAAATATAACTTTCATACCTTATTAAATTTTAAGTTATTCAAAGATAATAAAAAAACCCGTTACAATTAAGCAACGGGAAAAAAAACTAAAAAACCAAAAAATATCAATTATGAATAAACAAATATAAATAAAAAAACCGATATACAAAACATATCGGTTTAATTCTCCTTTCTGTTAAATTAATTATGCTTGTGCAGTAGTTCCTTTAATAAAATAAGTAGAACCGTAAACAGGCAATGCAAAATTTCCTTCAATACGTACAGTTACTTTATTTTCTCTAACGTTTGTACCGTCTTGCTCAAAAAATTCAATTCTCATTGATTCCTGAGTAAGTAATTGAGCGCCTTCTAAATCTCCTACTATATAATCAGTTCCTGTTAATGCAGTAGAAGCATAAGCAGGTATTCCCATAAAGAATAAACGTCCATTTACAATAGAAACTCCTTGAGGTAAATCATATTCTCCTGAACCACTTGCTTTATTCAAGAAAAAAGAATAGTAAGCCGATGGTCTTAAAATTATAGCGTTTGCATTTCTCTCAAAAGCATCCTCTAATCTTGAAATATCAGAAATAATTTTTTCAATTAAAGGCAATGTAATAGTAGCTGTTGAAGCTGTAAAATTACCTGATGTTAAAATACCTTTGATGTTTGGAGTCGTTCCTGATCCGTATAAAACTTGGTTGTCGAGAACATTTCTAAATTTTTGTGGTAATCTACGTTGCAAATAAGAAATGAAACCAGGTATATTACTCATTGCTTTTCGGGTCACTCTCATCCAACCTGCAATAGTCTCTACTTGCACGGTAGACTCCTCAAGGTCTAAATCAAATTGTGCTTTTGTAGCTCCTTCAGCAGTTGGCGCAATTTCTCCCTCACCTACTCCAACTTCACGCATAAATGTGAATGAATTACCAGCTCCAATTGTCCCGCCTGGCAAAATTTCATCCATATGCATTTTGCGAGATGGTAAGTCGATAATCTGAGGAGCAAATAATTGACCGTATCTATTTCCGCCTGTAACGTTTGAAGTTGTAAAGTCTCCAACCGCTTTTAATTCAAGTTCTACTGATTTAGTTTTTTTGTCTCTAAAATCTTCAATCTCTTTTGATTTTCCTAAAATAGCTTCCTTTAATACATCATCAAAGTTTTCAGCTCCTTTTGCATTAACTTTAGTAGTAGCGTTTAATTTTAAATCTAATTTATCCGCGTGTTCTTGAACTGCTTTAATGTCAGCCATAAATTTAGCTTCCATTTCAGAAGTTAAAGTAGCTAATTTAGATTCAAATGCTTTTTGTGTTTTAGCGTCTGAATCAGCTAATTTCAACTCTAATGCGTCAATTGCACTTTTTACTTCTACTGATGTTTTTGTTTCTAAGCCTGTTTTTATTGCTTCGAACTCTTGTTTTAATTCTAAATCTAATGCCATTTTATTTAATGTTTAGTGTTTGTGAAAATGATTTTAACGTGTCTAGTATAAGCGGCTTTTCATTCAAAGTGTCAGTTTCTGACGGCTTATCAGTAAGTGCTTTTAATATTGTTTCAATTTGTCTTAGTCTTGTATCAGAGTAATCTAAATTGTATGCTTTTTCAATTAATTCTAAAATTCCGTAAGTAGATTTTATATTCTTAATACCTTGTACCGTGCTTAATTCGTTGGCACCCCAAGATGACAAAAAAGAATATTCCATTAACTTATACTCACTAATAATGCTTTTGTTTTTTTGATCCCTTTGCATTACTTTGTAACCTATACTTAATTCAGCATTTAAGCCGTTTTCGTGCATTAATTTTACATCTTGGAACATATCCCTACCTAAGTCTTTATTCATATTAAATTGACTTGTTGTAAGTAATCCGTATGTATCTTTAGTATCAATATTTAAAGGTACGCCTATCATCATTTTTGGGTCGTGGTCTTTCAAAACACGAATACGTTTAAAGTTTTCATTTACCGTTTTTTCGAACGAACCATAAGCAGAAATATCTCCGTCGCTATCTTTAAAGTTATAAGCATTTGCATAAGCGGTCACTACTCCTTTTTTTTCGTCTAATTCCTTTAAATCGTACGATAATTGTTTAAAATCCATATCCTAACCTTTTATTATTAACATTCCGTCTTCATCTCTTTTAGGTACAAAACCTATTGTGCATCTGCAATTTATAATCTGACTTGCTTTACCTTTTATATCACCAGGATAAAGCAGCTTACTTCCATCTGCCATTATAAAAGGATCTTCTAAATCTACTTTTTGCCCGTTTTCAATTATATGGTCTCGACGTGTTCTATTATCGGTTGCACTAATCCATTGTTTTTCCATTACTAACTCACTTTGCAATGCTGACTGATATGCAGCAAAACCGCTTGCGCTTGTTGTTTCAGTCCTTGCAATTCGTAACGCTTGCCATTTGTAAAATGATTGAGATTTACGAACTATATTATAAATAGCGTCTCGAATATCAATTAAAGAGTTTTGTTCGTTTAATTGCTCGTTTACTTCCTTTATAATGCTTTCAATTAACGTTTCACGAACTGATACTATTTTAATACCGCCCTCGTTAGACAAAAATAGTAAAATTTCCTTTAACAATTCATCATTAAAAAGAATATTCTTTTTTTTATACCTTTCAAAAGTCAAATTAACCTTTTTAGCGTAGTCAAAACCGATTGTCGTGTATATTTCTACAAACATATTTTTTATCTTTTCTTCGTTAATATTGCCTTGTAAAAGATATTTTAAAGTTGATTTTGATACGTTGTTAATAGGTAAATCATTCAGTATCTTTTTTATGTGATTCTGAATTATTCGGTATGCTTTACGCTCATATATGCTTTGTTGTTTTTGCCAATTCATTAAAATAAATATTCTTTTATTACATCAAGAATTATTAATGTAATTATAAAACTTAAATACGATACTCTTGGTTTTGTTATAAATTCCCACATAACCTATAAATTATTAGCATTGTTAAAAGTTCCCTCGCTTATTTCATCAACTCGCATTTTACCGCTATTTATCCAAACAGTATCCATACCGTCATCATTTAACGTTTCGTATTTAAAAGCCGTTCTCATTTCGTTAGGTGTCAATGGTAGTTTATCCAACCACTCTATCATCTTAGCCATGTCCTCCTGCATCTCTGGCAATTCCGTACAATCCCATTCTATAACCGCATCTTCATAACCTTTAAAGAGCGGTATAAAATGTTTGTTTAAGCTATCTTGCAATAGCACTAAATCGGGTTGAATATCGTTTGTAATCAACTCTTTTCGAGCATCGTTCGAGTCTGTTTTAGCTAGTGAACCGCCTGTCTTTTCTCCTAGTAACTCCTTAGGATAATTAAGTACATTACAAATAGTATTCCTGTCCCATTGTAAGTAATCAAAAGGCTTTAATTCGTCGGTTGTTAAAGCTATTCTTTGGAAACCAACCTCAGCACTAGATGCGCCTATTTTACCAAGTCTTGACGTATCATTATCCAATTCAATCAACTTTTCTTTTAATGAATTAGCTTGATCTTGTGTTAACGGTGTACCTTTTCCAAATAAGAACCCATAAGCACCGCTATTTTGCATCATTTTGATATTGTTATCAATTGCGCTATTTTGGATGTTAATATTACGCAATGCTGCTTGTAATGGCGAATGACCGTATAAATGAGACCCTTGCGTATCAAAGTTTGGATTAGGGTATTTTATATGAATTACGTTTTCTGCTTTAAAATCTATGTATTGATTACCCTCAGTAAGCATATAATGTGAAATAGGACTTTCAACGCTTAACATATCAGCGTTAGGCTTCAAAACTATTTCAATCATATGAGCAGGTAACACATAAACTAATAACGGAACGCCTTTATTCATTCCGTCCTCAGGTGTAACAAAATAAATATAGCAGTTGCCTGTAATTTTCATATAAGTTTTGTATAACGCCCAAATATCACTCCACGTTTGTGTTGGGTTTGGTTGCTCTAATGGAAAAGGTAAAGTTTCATCTGAATAGGCTTTAGTTTGTAGTTTTATTTGCTTTACGAACTGATTAAAAGATACTGATCCTTTAGTAGCTTCCTTTAGTTGTTTTAATTCGTAGTGCGATTTTTTATCTTTTACTTTTTTTATAGCGTAAGGAACGGATACGGTTTTTAATGACTGCTTATTTATAATCGAATAAACATCGGGATTGATGTTATACCCTTTCTCTAAGTAAGTTACATTGTTTTGATCGTATTTGGTAGTCGCACCGCCTAACAACTGATAGAACGCCTTGTTAAATGCGTTTTCTTGCTGTTTATTTCTATTGAAAAGATTTGAAAAAATATTTGCCATAAAACAAAGATATATATTTTTGTGTTAAACTACGAAAAAAGATTGTCTAAACTCGAAATACATACGCATCATTAAAGCATCTGAGTAATCGGGTGATCTACCAATTAACTCTTTTACTTTTTCTTTGCTTATTATTTGTAGCTTCCCGTCACTATCGATTTTATCTCTTTTCACTTGCTCTAATTCCTTTGTAATTTCATCAACTACTGAATTATCGTTGCAATTTACGAAAATTAAATTAGATTGTATTAATTCTGCTAACTTATAGTAACATTGCGTTTTAAGGTTCTGATATTGCACAATTACATTTTCGACGGGTAAAGGTTTTGAATTATTTATGAATCCTTTGCATCGTAACATATCAACTACACCACCGCCAACACCGTCCTCATCAGCAATGATGTTGTTTAAAGGTACTGAATGTTTAGTTGATAAATCTTTTATAGCTTTTACGGTATCTGTAATACTTGATTTGGCGAGCGTAAATATTTCAATAACCCTAAACCCGCTCCAAACCATAATAACCATTTTATCGCTACCAAAACGGGCAATATCAGCACTTATAAACTTTTCTCCGTGTTGTATAAAATCGTTAGTAAAAATATTTTGTATATTCTCGTAATCAATTAATTTTGCGGGGTCGTTATCGTATTCCCAATTACCAAAATACAAACGTTGCTTTGAATTGTCATCTAACGACAAAAGAGAATCTAAGTAAGATTGCGGTAAATGTGGGTTATCCGTTGGTAAAGCTTGAATAAATTTCTTGTCATTGTCAATTTTACCGTTTTTATCTTTTAGGTAAAACTGAGCATAAACCCAATTTTTAGCGGGGTTACAAGTGCCTAACATTTTAGGAGTTATTCCTAATTGCTTTATTTTATAACGAATACGTGACTTAACAATCTGCCACGCCTTATAAGTGATTTGGTTGCACTCGTCAATAAAAGCACCTGTAATCTCTAACGAACCTAAACTATCAAAATTGGGATCACTAGGGTATGCGTATAAATCTTTTAAAAGTATTTCGCTCCCGTTATTCCAATATATTATACCCGCTTGAGCATTAAAATTAAATTGATTACTTATTTTTAATGCGTTAGCTTGTTCAAAGAATGTATTTAAAGTAGTTTCTTTTAATGCTTTTAATTTTGATCTACCCATTAACCACCTAGTTCCTGGATATGTTTGGCATTGTTCAATAAGCCAAAGCACACCTAATGCACTTTTGCCACCACCAGCAGCCCCACCATAAATCAATTCTTTAGTTTGATTGTCTTTTAAGTAAAATACAGCGTGTTCCTGCTTTTTAAGTAGTCTCATTTGGATTGATACCGTTACCTAGTGATATAACGTTTATTTGTTCGCCTTTTGTAGTATGGTCGATGTGTTGCATTGATAAAGCGCGCCTTTCGTCATCTGTTGCAATAAGTTTGTATAAAGCTAGTATTTCTGCTGCTTTTTCTCCCTCTCCTAACTTTTTACGCAATTTAACTTTTGTAGCTACTTTGTTTTTGTCTAATAACTCTTTTAAGTTGTCCGATTCGTCCGAGTCAGCTGGAAAGTACTCGTAAAAAGTTGAACGACTACAAGAAACAAAAGCAACTATATCTTCAATAAAATACAAGCTATTATTAATTACAGCTTGTTTTGCTTGTTCAAATATTTCTTTTTTATCGTATGCCATAGCCACAAATTTACAAAATTAAATTAATAAACATTACAATAAAGAGCCAAAAATACAAAAGTCCTATTTTAATTTTTGTTTGTGGTGTCATAATTTAGTTTCTTTTTTAAATATTTCTAAAAGTTGTTCTATTGATATACTGCCTTTTACATTTTCGTTTCTCGAATCTGTTACCCACTCAGCAAACTCAATAGCGTATTCATTTGCAATTTTTTCTAAACTATCTAATTTGCTTTTATAGAACAAATCGGTTGCTTCTACTATTTTATCTCTTAATGTCATATCTATCTACTTTTTTATTTTTATTTAATTCCGCTAGTTGTTTTGCTTTTTCTCGATTTTCATAAGGCTCATCGAAGATATAGACTTTTTTTGTTTCGGGATTCCTTTTTTTTGTTCTCATACTACTACTCAAATATTATTGATATTCCTATTTTTGCTCCGTTGAAAGTATCTACTCCGATCATTACCCCCACATCTTTAGTAATTGCATATTGACCACCCACGCCAATTAAAGGCACGCATTGAACGAATTTATTTTTATTATACAAATACCCATATTTATTAAATTCGTCCTTTACATCGAATAAACCAAAGCCAGCATTAAAAGAAACTTGTATTTCGTTTATGTATCCTTTTGAAATGATCCCGTAACAAGAAAACCATCTTTCTTTTTCTTGACCTGTAATGTATTGTTTTTCGTAATCTTGCGCTTTTCCTGGACGCCATTCTCCTGCTGCGGTCATTTTATCTAATGCACCGCTAAAACCAATACCTATATGTCCGTTGTTAGTTTCAAATAAAGCATCTGCTCATAGCATCCAATTTGAACTAACAAATTGATGATATACCCCTGTTTGGCTAAAAGCGAAAATAGGGAATAATAATGTAATTAATATATTTTTCATGATTTTTCTATTTTATATTTTTCTACCCAAAACTCAATCAAATTAAACGGTATTGTTTCAATTGTATAAGGCTTAACATCGCTTTCTTGTCCCTCATTTACCTTTTTTACAATGTATTCCTCAATATCTAAACCTTTTTTAAACGTCCTAACCTTTTCTATATGGTTTTTTTGCACGTACAACTGCAATCTCTCTCTGTTTGATGTTCTAGGTCGTCCTACTGTTTTTTCTTCGATTACAGAGCCTATTTTGAAAGGAATGTTTTTTTGAATAAACTTGCAATACAAAGAATGATACCCTATACTTTCGGGCGTGTAAATATTCCCGTTGTGATCTATGTTTAAATTTTCAATTACTTTTATCATTATTTATAAATATTTGGAGTTATTAAATGAATTGCTATTATTATAGCGATTGTTAAAACTGCGATTATTTTTTCTGATGTTTTCATAATTATATTTTTTTGATTTCTTTAGCAAAGATACAACAACTATTTACATTTGCAACTCTAAATATTAATTTTAACACTATTTTAACACTTCCCATAATTAAACTGATCAAGTTCAATTTGCAATTCCTTTACTTTTTTATGATCTCCTTTGTTTATAGCTTCCCTTATTAGCGTTGGTAGTTGTGATGGTCTGTCTGCTATTGCGTTGTATTTAGAGCATTCTGTTTTTCCTTGTTGCTTGCAGGGCATCTGACAATGTTTGCAATTAGTTTTTTTCATAAGATTTTCTCGGACCGTTACTTTTAATTTTTTCTTCTAAAACTATTTTAGTAAATATTTTTTTGCATGAGTTTATTCCGATTTTTAAATTAGATGCCATTAATGAAATTATTTCCGTGTACATTAATTTTGGTTTTTCTTTAAATATTAATTCCAAACAAAAACTAATTTCTTCTTCACTTGGATGCGCAAAAAGTTTTCTGCCAACTTTGTTTTTTATTTTTGGTTGTTGAGAATTATATTTTATTAAAATACTTTTAGATTTTAGATATAATTTTTTAGCCTCTAAATATTGTGTTTCTGTGATCATATTTTTTATTGGTTTATTATTCAAATATACAATCAATTTTCAAACCTTGCAAGTAATAGAAGATGTGTTTTTTTTCTTGTACAGTACGGTACGGTACGCCCTATATTATATATAGGGCGTTACATACTCGTACCATTGCTATATTATCGGTACGATTTGCATTTTTTACCGTACCGCACATTTTTTTAACAGTTTTATTGATAATAATTTGATTTTTTCGATTTTTAACGTTGTACGGCATAATTTTGTTAAATGTTTTGATTTTAAACTTTGGAAGTATTCTTACAAATTAGATGGTACGTTAACAAACTTTTAACACATACCTATTTTTAAACCGTAAACCGATGAGGCTGTAAAACATAACCAGCTTTAGGCTTGTCTTGGGTTAAAAAATTCATTTCTTTGCAGTATTTTAATATCTCCTTGATTGAATTTATTCCAATTTCTCCAAACTTTTCAATATAGTTTTTACGCATCTTTTCAGTTAAAACTGTATACCCTATTTCTTTTTCGTAACGGTAGCATTCCAAAAGAAGATCGTATTTTTCTAAATCCGTAAGTACCTTTGTTTTTTTTCGGCCCGCCACAGGTTCAGTATAGCATTGGTCCATAATTACAGGAATTCCGTCTATAATTTCAAAACTCCAATCCTCAGGCTTTTTATTTCTTGTTTGAGTTGTTTGGACCAACTTTATAGATTCATTTTCCTTTGATGAAGATATTTGTATAACTGTCTCTGATTTATTCATTAAAACAGTCCCTAAATGGCCTCGCATTTTTGCGCTGTCGCTTGGGTTTTGGTGCAATACATAACCAATTGCTACATCATTTATAGTAGCCATTCTTCGCATCCAATCGGCCGTATCGCACGCAATTATTTCATCATTTACAGATTTTACTAAATCGGCTATACCATCAATAATAACTAGACCTACGTTTGGATTATTGCAAATTAACCATTCCGTATATTGCCATCTTTGCGAAGTCGGTACAGCATCAAAAGAATACATCAATAGGTTTTCAATTCTTTTCGATTCAATTAATTTATTAATTCGTTGCATAACCTTTGAAACGTGCCACTCCGACTGCTCAGTGTCAATATACAAAATTTTGTCTTTACCTTTTGGAAGATAGCTTGAAAGTACCCCTAGTTCATTTTTTTTTAGGACCACAGAGTTAATCAAAGTCATTAAAAAAGTTTTTCCAACTTTTGCTTTTCCTGTAATTCCAAAAATGTTTTTTCTAGTAGCAACCATTTGGCCCGATACAAAAAGCACAACATCAGGCGGCGATACTTCATCCGTATGTTTTACCCTATAATTTTCTATTAATCTAGGGTCAAATTTTTCTTCGGGTATTTTTTCTATTTGGATTGGTTCAAACATTTCAAAGTAAGGTTAATATTAGTATTTAAGTTAGCTGTAGCCGTGTCTGCATCCCAAGTATCCCAAGACTCTTTTACTAAATCAGCAAATTGCGGATAGTTTGCCAATGTTTCAAAATTTGATTTTGGACTTTTACCGTTTAAAAAAGGGTCTTTAAACACTTTTCTGAGTTCCATCGCTTTTAATTCCATTACAAGCCTATTAATATGCATTTCTATAGGTTCTTGAATTATTGAATTAATTTTTTTGTTAGCTAGGTCTACATCATTTGTGTGAGGTATAATGTTGTATAAGGACCAAGCGTATAATTTACAAAAATGCTGGTTATCTTCAATAGTAGCCTTTTCGGATAAAGCGAAAACCTCGCATATTTTGTTAAAAGCTTCAATGTCTTTTTCGTTTGGTTTGTGTTGCTTAGAAAGAGTAAATCTAAGCCTTGAAAATGCATCTGATAGTTTCATAATAAAAGTTTTTTTAGTTTTTCTTCAATTAGTTTTGGTATTGGCCTAGATTCATTTAAGTACATTGAAAACATCTGAGAGGAAATCCCAATGTGCTCTGCTACCCAACTTTTTTTAAGGCCTTTTTGTTTTATTTTGTCTTTGTATTTTTTCATTTTGTGAATTTTTTTTAACACTTTAAGCGAAAAACAAATGTAGGCTATTTATCCAATAGCCACATCATATTTTCTGTAAAATCTTTAATGAATTGTTCTTTTGTTCTTGGCATAATGTAACGGCCACCATTTGATAAAACTTTATTTTGCATTCTGATTTGAGCCTCTCTTTGAGTTCCTGTAGGCGTTTTAAATTCACACCATAAACAACGGCCATTTTTTCCATGAATTAAAGTGTCTGATATTCCATGCTTCATACCTATAAAACTTAACATTTGGACCTTTATCGCAATAACTTTTCTTATTGTGTCGTGAAATTGTTTTGGTATAGTTTCAGGAATGTTGATGCCAAAACCATTGACTACAGCGTGCATAATTAATCCTTTGTGATTTTTTTCTACATAAAGCCAGCACTCTTGCTGTAGTTTATTTTCGTCCTTTTTTTTCATAATATTTATATAAGCCTTAATTGTTTTTCTATTAATTTACTGCCCTTCTTTAAATTATCTATTGCCAATAATGGTTGTAGATTTGTGTAATGATTTAATTGCAAAACCTCTTTTTCATTTAAAGCTAATTTTAAAGGTTTTATATGGTCAATATGTATGTTATCCCAATTCATACCTTTACTAAACTGACTTTCAATATAATCTTTAAAAAATAAAAAGTCACATCCTAAAACATCTGTAGTTTTTAAAAGTTTCACAAACCCATTTCTTTTTATAGATGAACTAATTGATTTTCTAAGCCTACCTTTTAAGTAAAACAAACTATCAACAGTGTTTCTGTTTAGCGTGTATTTATTTAATTTATCTTTATTGATAGTCCTATAGTCTTTTTGATAAATATTTATTTTATCAATATTGTTTTTTTTATATATAGATACTCTTTTAATTATTTTGTCTTTATTCAGAATGTATTGTTTAGATCTTCTATTATTTATGTCTGTTTTATTTTGTAAAAGATAATCTTTAGAAGATATTAAAACACAATCTTTACATTTTGATTTCTTTTTAAACTTTCCATCTTTTGAATTGTGAAAATGTTTTAATTCTTTAGTTAACAGACAACCAGTACATGTTTTCATAAAATAAAAAACCTGCAAATCAAAAGGTCGTAGGCTTTATCATTGCAGGAATTATATAAAATTGTTATTAGTAGCTACGACCCTACTATGCAAATATACTACTTTTTAGAATAATATTCTTCAAGTTTCTTTTTTATTTTATTCACAATATATGCTTTAGTCCTAAATACTCCGCCTTCTAAATTTGAATTAAATATTTTTTGATACGGTTCTTTTATTATTTTTCTTATTTTTATTTCAAAATTACCATTAATTACAGTATTTGTAAAATTACCTTCGCTTACTGAATGATAAAAAAACATATCTAATGTTTGATTAATAAGAATGATTAATGCAAAATTTCGATCACGGCCAATACGCTCGCAATACTTAACTATTTTTGTACCATCGGGATAGGGTACTGCATCGGCCAACTTAGCCACTTCATTAGAAACTGTAATTTCTTTTATTACTTTTTCTTCTACGTGTCCGCATTCGGGGCATTCTATAGCATTTTTAGCGTGAACAGATCCACAATTTACACACTCTTTTATTTGCTCCAAAACTTCTTTTTTGGGTTTTGGTTTGTTTTTTGAACCATAAAAAACACTCGGCCAATCTCTTTCGTCGGACCATTTGCCAAAATATTCAACATTACCGCCTCCATCAATTAACGTGAAATAAGGTTTATAAATAGAATCACAAGGACGACCACCACGCCCGACCATTTGAAGATATAAAGATAATGACAAAGTGGCCCTGTTTAAAATTACACATTCAACGCTAGGTTCATCAAATCCTGTTGTAAAAACTGAAACATTGCATAAAATAGCATTTGGCGTATTTTTAAACCAATCTAAAACTTTTTTTCTGTTTTCTGTATCGTTTACAGAATCAAATAATTTTACATTTTCAATTCCTGCATCTAAAAAAGCATTATATACTAGCAAGTTCATTTTGCTACTTGAATTGAATATAATGGTCTTTTTATTAAAAGCAATTTCTTTGTAATTCCTAACAACATCGAAAATACCTTTTTCTATTTGTTCGTCTTGATTGTCAAAATCTCCTGTTTTTGCATCAATTTTTATCGTGCTACGGTCCAAAGAGCCTGTTTTATAAACTAATTCTTTAATCAATTTACCATCATTAATCAGGTCCGAAATGTCACGGCCAATAATTATATCTTCGTAAATTTCCGAAAGAGTAAAGGGCCTACTATATTCAAAAGTTTCTATATTGCAACAATCTTGCACTTGTTTATACTCTCGGCCACATCGGGCGCATTTTGTGAAGTTTATTTTTTTTAGCACGCTTGGTGTTGCGGTTACTCCTAAAATTTTAGCGTTTGGATAATATTCAAATATTTCTTCATGCATTAATAAATGGGCCTCGTCAACAATAATAAGGCCTATGTCTTTGCAAAAATTTTCGTCATTTTTTAACCTTTTGCGTAATGTTTGAATCATAGCCACGTAAGCCGTTGAAGCGTGGTTTAAATACTTTTTTGAGGCTACTACAGTTTCAACCGATACGCCTATGTTTCTAAGCGTGGCCGTAGTTTGATTTATTAGTTCTTCACGATGGGCCACAATCAAAACTTTCTGATTGTATTTTTTAGCAAATATTTTAGTAAGAAAAGAGAATACGGCCGTTTTTCCTCCACCCGTTGCCAAAACATAGCAAACACGGCTTTGAGTTTCTAAATGCTCTAGTATTTCTTTTATAGATTTTTCTTGGTGCGGGTATGGCTTCATAATACAAAAAACAAAATCCGAAAAAATAGCTACCACACTATTAATTCGGATTTGTCGGTTAGTCAGTTGACTAAAAATCTTATCAGTAAGTGGTAGATTACTAAAGCAAATATACAAAAAAAAACAATTAGCTACTATTTTTCACTAATTGTTTTTAAAAATTTACAGTTATGTAACGTATTTCAATTTTAAAATAACACTGTAATTTTGTAGGGGTGTTTGGTTATTTCATATTACAAAAAATTTTCTAATTCATGAGTATCTAATCCTGTAAACGTATGTATTAATTTATGTAGTTGAGTTCCGCAAGATTCAGCCATTTGGTAGCGTTGCTCAATATTCATTTTGTCATAATCTTGATTATCGTACATTTTATCCATTAAAGCAGATTGAAATATAATTAAAGCATTCATAAAATCACGATTGCTGTAGTTTGGTTTATCTTCAATATTGTTTAATATTTCCGTTGCAATTGTTTCTAGTTGTTTTTTCATAGTCTTTTAAATTCTATCCCATTATTTAATTTTTCTATCATTTGATCACTGTAAAATCCATTTTCGTCACGGCATAACTTTACACTATCGTATATTTTACCGTCTGAAATACGCATAACTTTTAATCCGCTTTTAACCTTTCTTTTTTTAATTTCTAAAATATTAACGTTTGATAATTTTTCAAAATATAAATTATCTTCCTTACTCCATATTGATTTGTCCCATAAATAACAATCGGGATGTTTAATCATTTTTTCACGGATTAGGTTATAATTTGGCTTCATCTTATTTTCCGCTTGATCCATAACCGCCTAAACCTCTTTCGCTATCTGATAACTCATCAGTTAATTCAAATTCAATTTGTGGGAAAGGTAAGATTAATATTTGTGCAGCTCTATGACCTGTTTTGTATTTTTGAGAAGAAGTCCCAATCATAACCGATGACAATTCGCCTCTATAACCACTGTCAATAACCCCAACACAATTAGATAAAATTTGTCTTTGTTTATAACAACTGGATCGTGGGAATATTAGACCAACGTAACCGAAAGGAATTTCAATAGCAATGCCAAAATTATATTTGACATGCTCGCTATCTAATATTTCAGTACTTACTACTGTCAAATCCATTCCAGCATCTCCCTGTTTTGAATAACTCGGAATTACTGCATTTTCGTGTAACTTTTTAATTTTTATTTTCATATTCTTTTTTTAAACGTTGTATATAAATTGTCGCATCCATTAACTCCTCTTGTAAGTGATTAAGCCACCCTAACAGGTCAATATCTGTTCTTTCGGTGTTAATACCGTATTTTTTAAATCCTACCTCTGAACGCCTTTTAAATGATTCTATCACTTCAAGTACGTTTTGGTCTTGTGGTATTTCGGGTTCTTTTTCATACCATTGAGACCAAAAACAAACACCCTCTTTGGTGTATAACCAATTAAAAGCGTCCATAAGGTCATCTGTATTTTTATCAAACAATGGAGTTGTATCTTTTTGATACTTTAATGCCTTTTCTCTTATCTCTTGTGGTAATTCGCTTATTTTCATTTTAAATAATTTTATCAAAAAATACTATTCCTTTTTTTCGTGCTATTCCAATATTGTCTTTAAATTTTTGTAAAAAGTCTGAACAAAGAATAAAATCAGCTTCATCAAATTCAGCAATAATTTTAATTAATTGGTGCTTTTTTTTAATAGCATTAATAGCAAATTCGTGGTTAGTGTTGTAAACTCTTGAATACTCGTTTGCTATATCATTTTCAGCTGCTTTTAAAAAGTCTTTTGCTGTTTTTTTAATTATCCCTTTTACAGGGTATTGATCCATTAACTCGGTACTTAATTGTAGAGAAGTTGTTAATTCTAACCCGTTTTTTAGTTTTTCGCTCATTAGTTCATTTTTGATTGAATAATATAATAACCATCTTTAATTATAATAGATGGAATAGGTCTGTCGTATTTGCCAAACATTTCTTTACCTTTATTTTTTAATTGTTTTTTTTGTTCTTCGGTGTATTTCATAATATTAATCTTTAAAAAAATATCCGTTTTTGTGAGTGAATAAAACTATTTGTAAGCGTGATTTTTTGCCAATGCCTTTTAATTTACTTAAATCTAAAAGTTTGCATTTCATCAAATCAGTTATTGTATTGATATTATTTTCTATCAAAACCTTTTTTATATTTTCGTTTAGTTCTGTTTCTGAAATTTTAGTTTCTAGCTTTATCATAATTTTTTATTTAAAACCGTCCTAAATTATAGGACGGTTGTTTTTGGTTAATTACCAAGGTAAATCGTCTGACTCGTCATCAATTGGCAAATCAACTGCACCCGAATTATCATTATTGTTATTCGATTTTTGGAATACTTTTAAATTTCCAAAATAAGGTAGTTTAATTTCTTTTGCAGTATCAGCACCAAGTTTTTTATAAATTTCACTAGGTAGTTTTTGAACTTGAAACCCCCAATTCCCGTTTGTATCTTCGCTATCCATCGTAACAATATCCGTTTGCATATAAACAGCATCTTCTTTATGCGTTAGGTAATTGTCATCGATTGGAATTACTAAACATTTTTGACCGCTTTTAGCGGTAATAATAGAATGTTTCAATTTTGTAAGTGCTACGCTCATTGCGTAAGATTGTAATTTTGCCATTGTGTAAATATTTAATTTAGCCTACCTTTTTTTACTGTTGTCGGCTATTCAGTTTTTATTATTTATTACGCTTATTGAAAAGGTAAGTTTGCAAATTATTTTTAGCCTTTTTCTCGGCTTTTTTTAGTTTAATATAGTTTGCATCATCTTTGTTATTTTGGTACTCGTTAGCCTCTCTAAATTCAACGTATATTAAAGACTCTCTTTCCTCTTGTTGCATTGCGTTAAACTGTTCTTCACGCATGATGCAAAATATCTCTTTACTCGCACCCATTACTTTAAGGTTTTTAATTTATTTTCTAAATCTAAAATTTGTTTTTGTGTTGCTTTTCTAGTTCCTTTTTCAACTGCTAAAAGATATTTTTCGATTGTTTCTTTTGGCTGCTCTATTAATTCTAAGAATTTTTCATCTGAAATATTTTCTATTTCTTTTGGCTTTTCCGCGAACTCTTTTGTAACCTCAGCCAAATATTTAACATCGTCAAAGCTACCCAAAAATATATCAGCATTAAAACCAAGTTTAGATATTGCCTTTGTCAAGGTATCTGTTTCTAATTTCTTTGCAAAATTATCATCTACTTTAGTTTTTGCATTATCCATAAATAAAGATTGTGCGTTTTTAATTGGAAATTCACCGCCAGGGAAAAAGAATACAGCGTGTAAAATAACTAATCCCAAACTTTCAGTTAATGTGTAATCAAATTCAAGGCTTTTAAAACCCCATTTTTCGCCATAAATACCAAACTGTTCAGTAACGTTTTTTATTTGATATTGAGGGGCAATAGATATTATATTATTGCCCTTTACATTTGCTTTCTTTGTATATTTTGGATTGGTCTTTTCGACTGCGCTCCAAAGTTTTAAATTGTCGTTCATAATTTCTATTTTAATAATTCTTTAATATTTCTTGCTTTTCCTGCTAATCCGCTTTCAACGGATTCTAAACAATAAACTAGCTTATCTATTTCTTCCCTAGCTTCGTTGATTATTTTAAAAATCTCGTCAATGTGTCCGCTTTCGTAGGCTTGACTGAAATTCTCATAACCTTGTATAATTTCGGGATCATTTACCTCTATTTGATTCCAAGGGGCGTCGGGGTTGTGCTCTGTGTACGTGTCTAATGGCATAATTTTTTGTTTTAATGATTAATATTTTTGACAAAGATACATTTGTTTTTTACAAATCAATGTTAAAATTATGTTAAAACGGAAAAGTAATGTATAAAAGTACTATCTTTGACAAAAAATAAATGATATGATTAGACCATTATTATTAGTACTTACAATTTTACTTGTAGTATACCAAAGCCCAACATCAATAGGTATGTGGTTAGTTGGCTTAGTAGGATATATAGATTATGAATTTAAAAAAAATAAATGATATGAAAAAACTAATTACAAATCTATTTAAAACGGTAGAGCAAAAAAACAAAGTGCAATTGATTACAGAATTACTAACGCTAGACTGCACAATTAAAGAAAGCGTAGAGATGTTTGATTTGGTAAAAGCCAACTATTACCACGCACTAGCTGAAAGACAAAAACAAAACGAATTTGACAATCAACTAATTAATAAAACAATACAGAAATGAGCATAATCGAACAATTAGTTAAAATACTAACCGAAAAAACAAAGAAAAGCAAAGTTGTTGTAGTTTCTCCAAGAACTATTTTAAATTGGGAAAAAGGGAAAAGTTCTCCTAAACTTAGTAATGTAGATCAATATCTTGAAGAAAATAAAATAGATGTTCTTCTTTATGATGGCGACCAAGATAAACTTATCGAATTTGCCCACGAAATAGGAAAAAAGACAGGTAAAAAAATAACTGTTTCTTTTGAAAAATAAGAGAAAATAACAGGTTTAACGGACGCTACCCTCATTAATGCGTATAGCATGTGCAAAACAATATTAATCAATTAAAACAAATTAACAATGATAGATTTAAAAGAAAAAAAACAAGAATTATTTGAAAAAATTAATTGTTCCGTTCCTGAATATGAGGCAATGAGTGATAATGATATTAATGATTTAATGAAAGTAGTTGTAAAAGATAGGTATCATTATTTAAGAGAACTTATCTTTGATTTAAGAGCAAGTGGTGTTATTGAAAGTGAAAAAGTTTATATGCATAAAATTCAATCTTTGATAGATGAAGAAAAATTTTTAATAGAAGAAATAGATGTTTTTTAAGCGGTATTACGGCATCCCGCATAACGTCCTGTGGCTTTATTTCAGTTGCGAACTACGGAACTGGATATTTTCGGATAAATAAAAACACGATGCGAAACGTGAACGTGATAACACTACTAAATTTCGCAATTGAATAAAACCGCTGTTAGTGGCTGGGCGGATTATCAGCACTAAATTTAATTAAAAAACTATGTCATACGACGAAAACAGAATATCAGAACAAATCGATGGAGGATTAATTGAACAAGAAAACTCAATTAGAATTGATTATGCTATTTATGGTAAAATGATAGATAAAAACCCATTAATAAGATTTAAAACTCTAAAAGAGGCTAAAGATGCTTATTTGGAAAATGAATATGCAATGATAGTTACAGAAGTTTCAGAAGTTCAAAAAGATGGTACTTTATTAATTAAACAAGAACGAATTATTAAATGCCCTCAGATATGGTTGTCGACCAATTTTATACCTGAATTTGATGATGATTATTTGTGTTTCTTGATTAGAAAAAATGATTGTGGAACATCCTTAAAATGGCAAGAAGTTATTTCTTTTAAATATGGAAATTGGCAAGTATCTAGTGAAACTAAAGTATTGAATTGGATGATTGTCGAAAATCCTAAATCTTCTAAAAAAACGAATTCGTAGCCTTGCCACTAACGTTCATTATTGTAGCAGTTAAGGAAAAGTACACCTTATACTTCGATTAAAGACCTAAACTAAAAAGTACAAAACAGTAAATAAATTAATAACAAAAGCCTTAATTGTTACAATATATTGTTGTAGGTAGGTTTTTTAAATAACGAATTATGACATACATTATCACGTATCACGACGATAAAAATAAACTGCAAAGATACACGCAACAAGAGTATGATTCAGAGGAAATTGCTCAAAAAGAAATTGATTATTATATTGAAAATAAATATCAGGATGCAAGATTCTTGCATATAATGGAGGCTAAACAATACTATAAAATAACCGATAAAAGGTAGTCTGCGCAACTTTGGCTACAAAGTTGAGCAAACTTACCTGCAACGTTCAAGCTACACGCTGGTTGCCTGTGCGGTTGCTGAATTTCGGCAACTAGCTTGTAGCGATTGTTACTGGTAGTTTTTATTTTTTACGTGTAATTAAAAATAAATTAAATTTTCTTTGAAAAAGTTTGCGTATTCAAAATAAGTATGTATATTTGTACTCAGATAACAACAACGAAGTTTTTATCTTAACACTTTTAATTATGAAACTATCAGATAATATGCCAACAACAGAACAAGGATTAATAGCTGATGCTTTAGCTTTTACTAAGTACTCTAATGATGTAGAGGCTATGGAATATTTAAACGATGTTCTTGTTGAACTTAGCTACATTATGAAAGCTGGGACTTTCCAAGTTTTAAAAGAAAAAATAAATACTATGCTAAATGCGTAGTATTTATTTTTATAAAGTTGATGATGAAAAAATAATAGTTGTAAAAAAAATAGGCAACACAATCAACTTTATAGATATTGAAACTGACGGAATAGCCTTTAGCTGGACAATAAACGCAAATTTCAGCAAAAAAAATATAGAAGCATTCTTAAAAACCAAATTCAAACAATGCAAAAAAGAACAATAAGAGGTGGTGCTCGCAGAAATGCTGGCGCAAAGCCTAAGTACAACGAGCCAACGAAAACAACTGCTTTTAGGATTCCAATTTCAAAAGTTGATGAAGTAAAAAAAATGGTTCGGGATTATCTAAATAGTCTTAGTAGGTAAAATTACCAGTAACGTTAAACGGCTTTGCGATGGTGGGGAAATCGAAGCCGAAAATCTCTTATAGCAACTGTTATCAGGAGTACGGCAATTTAAAACTAAATATGTTATGAAAACAAAACACACAACAGGTAAATGGATTTACAATGAATATAAACATTGTATTGAAAGCGACACCGAATGGAGTATAGAACCAAATCCTGAATGGGATTTAGACGGCTCAAAAACTGAAATAATTTCTACTTATGGGGCTATGGGAGGAAATGACACGAGAGCCGATATAAGGCTTATATGTTCTGCGCCTGATATGTTAAATGTTTTACAGGAAATAATTGAATGTTACGAACAAAAAGGACAACTACTATCATTTGACGTAAGCAAAGTGAGAAAAGTTCTTGAAAAGGCATTAACGTAGTATTCCTGATAACGTTCCCGTGCTTGGCAATGTTGCCGATAACGTGAACGTGAATTGAAAACTAAAAACAGCGTATTTTCCGCTGAAAAACTAAACGGCAATAGTGCCAAACAACTGTTATAAGCAGGTTTTATTATGGATAAAATTAAAAAAATTACAATTGCAGTAGCATTAGAAAACGAACCAAGATTACAGCTACTAATGTCAAAAATTAAATTTTTAGAAAATTCAAGAGTTGCAACAGGTGGGATGATGTCATCGCCTTGTTTATTAATTGAGTTTCAAGGCTTAGAGAGCGAATATCACGAAAGAGGATATATTGTTGAAAAAGCGAAAAGTGAATGGAGTAGCGATACTTATTTTACGATTAAAAATCCTGACGGTTCAATGTTTAAAACTTTAGAGGATTTTATGAAAGTAGTAAATTATAAAGAAGAATTTGATTATAACGAGGTCGTCTAAACTTGCTTATAACGTTAAAACTACACGCTGGTTGCCTATGCGGTGCGTTGATTCGGCAACTAGCTTGTAGTGATTGTTATATTCTCGGCTTTATTTACTAATAAATAATAAATTAAAATATTTAAAAAAATGACACCAAAAAAGAAAGCATTAAAATTATTAATTAAATACCAAGAAGAAATAAGTATTATTATGGCAATGAAATGCGCATTAATTGCAGTTGATGAAATAATATCAATTAATAAATTACAAGATATTGAAAGTCAAAAATATTGGCAAGAAGTCAAACAAGAAATACTAAATAGATAAATTAAAATTATGAGCATATTTCCTGAAAAATGGCAAGGGAGGTTAATACCAACCCACAATATACCAAAGTATTATACTAAAAATGGAATAACTTACGAAACAAAAACAAATAAAAAATTAAAACAAAATAAAATGACAGGAGAACAGTTTAGAGCAATAGAAATTGTACTTAAGATGCAATTTCAAAAAGAAAGATTAACTTTTTATCAAGCTAAAGAATGTGCATTGATAAGCATTGACGAAATAATAACATTTTTAAAAATGCAAATGGGATTTTATGACGAAGAAGCTATGAAATACCATTTAAAAATTAGAGAAGAAATAGAAAAATTACAACAACCACAATGTTGGCAGATAAGTTGCTCGAAGCTGGAATATAACGGTTCTCGGCTTTGCGATGGTGGGGTTTCAAGGCACAAATGTTCAACCCACAACTAATGTTTAATAGAATTACAAATGATGAATTTACAACTTCCGCCCCACTATTGCAAAACCGATGTTATGCGTAGTGTTTTAGTCCACGCTGATTGCTTTGATGTGTTCCCATACATTGCTGTTATAAGCTGTGTGTTTTGGGGTTTAAAACTAAATTAAAATGATAAAAGTAAAAAACAAATTAAGAGTATTGCATTACCCACAAATTCCTTGTACACCGTTTTTTGTAGATGTGAAAGATGAGGAACAGGCGTATTTAATTCAAGAAACATTAGCTAACCAGCATTTATTTCTTTTTGATAACAATGTGATTCCTGACTATTGTAACTCAATTGAAGTGGTAATGTGGGAAGAAGATTCAGATGGAGACGGAAATCCTGATTGGGTAAGTTATTACAACGAAGAAGAAGGTGTTGAATGGGATGAATTTGTAGAAGAATATCTTTCTGTTAAGTCTGACTCGTAACATAGCTTATAACGTTTTGCAGCTAAACGATGTAGCGTGCAGACAATCCTAAAGTATCGGTTTATGACTTAACAAACAAAATAAAAAGCAAATTATAA